CCACCCTCCCACTCAGAAATCATCTGACCATCGTGATTCTTGACAGGAACCCAATCCCAAGCATTCATCTCATTTCCATCAGAATCATACTTTGGGGTAATGACAACTCCTGCAGCATGAACCGAAGTAGCCTTTGAATTACCCATAACAACTCTTACAAGCTCCATCACCTCTGGATAGTCCCTAATAAAGTTCTTGACAACCATGTTTTGTTGGGCTTTTGCAAAGAAATCTGAATAAGTAAATCCTGCAGTAATCTCCTTTTGAGTTATCATCTTAGTTACCGTTTTAACTATTTTGACATTAACCCCCTTTTGTCTTGCAACATCTGATATAGCTGACTTAATACCTAAGCTAGTAAACGTACCGATTGAAAACACCCTGTTTTTACCATACCTATTTTCTAAATACTCCTTAACTTGCTGTCTACCAGATGACTCAACATCGGAGTCAATATCGGGAGGTGATCCAACAGTAACAACTTCCTTAATATCCTCTTGAATCTTAGATACGATATTGTTTCCACTAAATATATCTCCAATCTCCAATTGTGCCGCATTAATGTAGATGTCAACGCCACCCCTTTCGACTTGCAGCAATTTACTTTCCTTGAATGTCAACTTGATGTCGTTTTCAAAAAACACAACCATATATTTTGTCTTAATCGTTTTCTTCAAACGACCCTCATTCAAGAATCTCTCAAATAGAAGGTTGTATTTGATTGGATCAATATTGGTTACTCCCAACAAGTAGGATAGGACAGATCCACCTGCAGAACCCCTAGCAACACCTGTATAAATATTATTTTTTTTACAACACTTTATAATCCAATCCCAGTTAATCAAGAAGTAGTCTAGAAACCCATTGTCATCAATTACACGAAACTCTTCATTCAATCTTGTTCGATACTCATCACCCATACCATTTGGAACTCTTTCATCCCAATTAGAATCAATAATTGACTGGAATAACTCATATTTGTTATCAAACTTCTCAAGCTCCTCTTTGGTAAGCTCATATTCTGGCATATTTAAGAAGTCGGTATTTATTGTAAAGTCGGTCTGTATAGCCAACTTCATAGTATTGGTGACCGCATCAAAGAATATTTCTTCGAAAAACTCATGATCTTCATCGACAAACAAGGGACTCATTTTGTCATAGTGACTTTCCACAACCTTAAATCCCTGCTCCTTTGATTGGAGATATGAGGCACCCACACCAATTAGATTCAATGTTTTTTTACACATATGATCTATGTTGTCAACGTAGTATGAATCACTTATTAATATTGGTTGCAGCTCATTCCCAGACCCATATGTATCAAAGTACTCTCTTGCATTATCTAAATAGCCAATGTCAATAGTCTCATAAGAATACTCAGTAGTGTCCAACTGATAATAAACGTTGTCAAATTTAGAAGAATATTTTGTCAACTCAATTTTGCTTGGAACCCAATCCTTACTAAACACAAAATCAACACCTAACCCGAAATCAATCAAATCAGTGTCAGAAATAATCTTGTCAACGTGATTTACATTACCAATTATGTTTAAGATATTCAGTAGGTTTTTCCAACCTTGTGAACTCTTAGCATATACCTTAGCCTCTTTCTTTCCTGCGGAGGTGGAGATATCTATAGTCATTCCAATAATAGACTTTATGCCATATTTATTGCAAGCATTTTGAAACAAAACTGCACCTGCCAAAGAATTCTTCTCAGCAATACCGATAGCCTTGTATCCCAAAAACTTAGCTTTTTTAGCATAATCCTCATATTGACCAGATCCATTTAGAAGCTCTCTGTGACCATGAATACCCAAGTGAGTGTAGTCATCCTCTATCTCCAAGAAAGCCTTGCCTACTGAAGTGAACTTGTTCATTTGAGCAATCTCATCACTATTTGAGGTATAATAAAATATTTCACCAAACTTATATATAGTGTGCATGATTTCCTCATCCAACAACTCATCCCGATCTGTTTCCATAGAGTGGAGATTTAGAGAAAACTCACCATCCATAACCACCTCATTTCCAGAATCTAGCACAAAGAATTTTCCTGCCCCCACAATTTCTAAAAGAACCCCATCCTCTAACCACTTAAAATCTATGTGATTCTCAAGCATCCACTTTTCTAACTCTTTTTTCATAACTTTATGATATTTACTTTTTCGTAAAAAAACTCACTTGACTTTCTTGCCACAGAAAGACATTGCTCAATTTGGTTCCCATCCAAGTCCCCCACATCATCGTCTTCGCCAACATCATCCGCATCATTTGTGGATGCAACCAATACATTAAAGTATTTGTCTAAATTTATTCTCTTCACATCATCACATGCATCGTCATCAAAAAATACTATAACATTTTTAACATTTTTTTCCTGAAGATGGAATATTTGTTCCTCCGATATCTTTTTTCCAAACGAAGCAACTGCCCTAACAGAATCAGTCTCAAGTAAGTCAAGCTCTTGAGACAAATTTATTACGTCCATAATACCTTCCACAAGAATTACTGTGTCGGTCTTGCCCTCAACAATTGTATCAAAACCATACAACATTTTTGAAAACTCATTCCCATCTGAATTTTTATATCTCAGCACTTGATACTTACCCCTTCTTTTCTGCACCTTATTGTATTTCTCAATCTCCCCCTTCTCCCAAGTATGACGACTTACATAACCAACAAGTGATCCGTACATCATTACTCCAAGAATAATATAGTCTTGATACTTAAAGTGTTTTGATTTGTATGCTGGGAAGTCAAAATAGCTTTCATCAAACCACCCCCTAGCATCTAAATATTCATCTGACACAACCCTCTTTGTTTCTTCGGGGAGCTCAACTTCCTCCAAATCTAAATCCAACTCCTCCTCCTCCATCTCTTCAAATGGATCATCAAGCTCATCATCGGTATCAAAAAAATCTTGTATTAGATCAAGTCTATCAAAGTAGGTCATTAACTTTATTGATCCACCACGCTCTCCACAACTAAAGCATTGCCAAACATTAGAGTCCTTTACTAAGGATACGCCAAATTTTTGTGACTTGCCACAATATGGGCAATCTGAAATCGCATTCGTTCTTCTCCCATCATATCTAACGTTTTCTAAAACCTCAGTTAAATCATCATATGTTAGTAGTACCATATATTTTATACGTAGAAAAAGGGGTAATCCTTTCAGACACCCCACTTTATTTTGCTCTTAATCGCTTATTTGAGACAATTCTGCAGTCTTCTTTCTATCATAAAACCTATCCATATTAAAATCAGTGCAAATCTCAAATGTTTGACCACCCCTAGTAAACCTAGATTTATCCACAAATAATCTGGCTCTATTAATTCCAATCTCATCAATAGTTCTATTAATTGTAATAAACATTGTTAGCGGCTTAACAATCCCCTTTGCCTCACTAACATTATGTCTAGACAAAATAAATCCGTCGTTATTTAGGTCTTGAGGTGGCACATCGTTTGCTTGAGTGGCAGTTAATACAACGTTATCAAATTCTGTAGCAATATCCTTTAATTCATCAGCAATTGTTGTTCTTCTGTGCCTCTCTTCACTTGGATTCCAATTTCTGCCATCCGCAGTATTTAGTAGTTCTAGATAATCAACCACAATTAAGTGAATTCTAGTATTGTGTGCTTTTTCAACATCCTCAACCATTCGCCTAACATCTGCTGTTGTTGGGGACTTAGCAAATTCTTGAAAGGTTTTTACATATATTTCTCCCTCAATCTTCCCAAATGCAGACTCAAGATCTGAAAGTTTCTGGGCATCAATCAATCCATGCTCAATTGTTGAGGAATGTACTCCAGACAATGTTGATCCATATCCTGCCAAAGCCTCTTCTCTAGAACCCTCTAACTGAACGTGCAACACATTGGCACCCATCCTAGCATTGGATGCTGCAGTCCATCTCATTGCCTTTGTCTTTCCACCACCAGAAGCACCCATAAAACAGATTAGTTGTTTTGGATCAACACCTTTGACTAGTTGATCAAGAGGATCTATGCCAAAATAAATTTTTTGCTCATATTCAGATCCAAGCAAACCTTTTCTTGCAATTGCACCAAGATTCCTCTCAGCAAAACCGCTAATAACAGGATCAAACAACTCTTTTTTTACTGAGAAGGAGTTGAAGTGATCAGATAGACCGATTAATCTACCTATAGCTTCATCCTTTTTTCCCTTATTGTATAGTCTACCCATCTCAGTATATTCCTTCATAAACCTAGCCTTCATAATGAAGGATTGTAATTCTTCTAAGGTCTCGTCTGAAGTCATTGATGTGTCGGCACCCTCTATGTCTTCCAACAAATAAAATATGTCGTCATCATCATCAAACTTTTGAAACAACTTACTTATTGTGGGTGGCTTGCCATGAACCTTAAGGTTTTTCTTAATCTCAGCCAACACCTTTGTGTACTCTTTGCTTGGAAGAAAATCTTCAGAAATATGTTCCCCAACTATTGATGCTAGACTTTGATTTTTTAGTGCCATCGCAAATAACGATAACAAGAATTTTGCATTAAAACTTTCTTTTCCCTTAGACATACTATTTTTCTTTAGCTTTTATTACTCTACCCCTTGCACGACCAAGAGCATTTTTAACATCTCTTTCAGACAAACCTAGTTCTAAAGATATGTCCCTAACCTTAATTCCATCATAATACATCATAAACAATATTTTTATGTCGGTATCTGATGAATTCTGTATTGTAGATAACACATCTCTATATGACCCTGTTCCAAAGTCGTATTCTGGCATAAGGTTTTGGACAACTTCCATTATTCTGTCATCGGCACCATCATGAACCATTTCATTCGGATCAGACCTAAACACAGTGTCATCATATGAATTAACAAAGTCTTTGGCTTTCTTAGGTCTATACCTCTTCTTATATCCAGAATGCTCGGTAACATACTCAAAATCAGATCCTTTTGATGCATCTACATAAGAGTCTTTTGCAGCCTCTAACTTACCAACCTCCCTCCTAACAGAAGTTATTATCCAATTTGCAACAGGTTTTTCAGGATCTAGACTACCAATATATCTCAGTAAATGAATACATATGTCTTGAAAATTGTCATTAATCTCATTGGATTTTAGGGTTAGCATAGACACAGTATTTTTGATCAAAGCATGGTTTGGCTCAATATACTTATCATATTTTTCTCTATCCTCATCTGTCGCAACTACTGTTTTCTTGTGTCTTCCCACTCCCTCAATGTCTTAAATTTAAAATTTATTTTTCTCAGCGCCCCAGATTTATCTGTATACAAATATCTTTCTGGAACAAATAATGAATTGAATATCCCATTCTTTGGGGATACATTTCCACCCTTAGAAACCTTTGGGACAACAATTGCTAATTGTACAAATGTCCCTAAAGTCCTTAACCACTTAATTTTTATCTTTGCTTGAGCAGTTTTGTTTTGAAAATCATGTGGTGGCTTCACTTCAATCCTAGTAATACCATCTTGTGCAAAAAAGTATGGCATTGTTTTTGGATCATTAATTTCATCACCTATATCGTGATAAAATATTCCTTTTGCCTTTTTATTCCAAATTATCTTAAAGTCTGGCTCATATGTCACCTTCTCCAAAACAGACATCTTCATATCCTTTGTCTTGGTCTTCAACTGCTTTGTCCATGATATTTTGTAGGGCTCTGACAGCACGAATATCTCAGATTCATACAACCAATCATCCACATACCCATAGTCCATTAGATCGTCTAAAAACCATCCAAAGTAATTTTCCCCATCACTTTTAAAGAACTCTCTTGGCTCATGATTGAATCCTTTCATAATATTCTAGATATATCGTTTTACCTTCTTTTTTACATCTTGACTTAAACTCTTTAATAGTTCCAAAGAAGCAACCATTACCAAAGTTTTTAATATTAGAATAATCTGTATTACTTGGACATTCTTTAAATCCATTTACAATTGGTAAATTATCAAACTCTTCTTGTGTTATCTTTCTCATATCTATTTATTAAATTCTTTAATTTGTTTTACAGCTATTTTACAAAAGTCTAGATATATCGTTTTACCTTCTTTTTTACATCTTGACTTAAACTCTTTAATAGTTCCAAAGAAGCAACCACACCGAACATGAATACCTTCTTCAAAGTTAAAGAAATACGTTGTTGAACCTATTCTACTTCCTAATCCAGAAACATAAATATATGGATAAGTCCCTACTGATTTATGACCTTCAAAGCTGCAATCATTACCAAATGCGAAATAATCAGCAAATGTGCAATCATTACCAAATCTGCAATAATTACCAAATATGCAATCATTACCAAATGTGCAATAATTACCAAATCTGCAATCACTACCAAATCTGCAATAATTACCAAATATGCAATTAATACCAAATATGCAATAATTACCAAATATGCAACCATTACCAAATCTGCAATAATTACCAAATATGCAATAATTACCAAAGTTTTTAATATTAGAATAATCTGTATTACTTGGGCATTCTTTAAACCCATTTACAATTGGTAAATTATCGAACTCTTCTTGTGTTATATTTCTCATATCTATTTATTAAATTCTTTAATTTGTTTTACAGCTATTTTACAAAAGTCTAGATATATCGTTTTCCTTACAAACAACTAATTGCTTACCAACTGAAGATGGTAATGGAATATGTGATATCAACATAATACTATTTTCTTCTCTTTCAAAAGACCTAACCATATTAGTTAATCCCTCAGCATCTGTACTATCCAAAATCTCATCAATAATAAGTAGGTTAAGTCCCTTGTTATCACCAGCATTCAAATTAATTAGGTGACTGAGAGTCTTAGCAAATGCTAAGTTAATGGCAGCTTTTTCACCACCAGACCTCTTATTGAATGATCCAATATCAACCCCATTTCTAATAAGTGTTGCATCAATCTTCTCCTTTGTCTTACCACTAGCCAACTTGCTGTCAGAATTTAGTTGAAGGAAAATGTCAGAACCAAAGTTATCAAGATAGTCATTAACTAATCCCTCCATTGATTTCAAGCTCATATTAGCTAAATGTGACTTAAATCTTTTAAATACGTCAAGCTGCACATTATAGTCATCAAGCTCTTCAACTAATTCGCCCAACTTAACTGCTATTGGCTCAAATTTTGCTTTTACGGAACTTATTTTGTTTTTTAATGGTGTTACGACATCTCTCCCTTCTTTGCTTGATAGAGCCTCTATTTTGATTTCATAGGACTCAATCCTACTATTCAAAGACTCTTTTAATGACTTTGCAGCACTTATGTCATTTATTATAAGTCTTCTCTCTTCATCAAGACTCTTAGCAACAACCAAAATCTTAGATATTTTTTCGTTAATATCGCCAATTTTCTTACCATATATATCAAGTCCTTGTCTTACCGCCTTTCCACTGCTCACAATTTCTTCTCTAACACCTTCTAATTTAAGCAACTCCTTTTTGGCTTCCACCAAATCAAATTCATCATCTGTTGGGTCAAATTTATGGCTACAATTTGGGCAAGATATGGATCCATCTATCTTTAGCTGAATGTGCTTAATTTGGTGATCAGTTTCTTGCAATTTGGCTTTAAGCTTTATTCTTTTTTCACGCTGTTTCTTTTCATCGTGAACAAGCTTACTCAATTCATTTTCCAAGCTATCTGTCTTATCCAGCTCACCAATTTCCTCATCAATATCCCTCAAATCCTTTTCCAAAAGAAGAGATTCTTTTTGCTGATCAGTGATAGTTTTCTTGGTTTTAGAAATCTCATCTGCAAGCCCCCTTATCCTATTCTCATCATCATTGCCTTCATTAGCTCCATTCTCCACATCCAATAGCGTAGATTCTAATGCCTCCAATGTTTTTTCGTACTGACCGTGTTGAGCACTAATGTCTGATAACTCCTCATTGCACGCATCCTTGTCATCCTCCAATAAAGAAATAGACTCATCAACTATGATTCCGTTTGAGAATCGGTTAATAATATCTTTCTTCTTAGTGTCTGAAGCATCCAGAAATGGGGTAAACTTAGCTGCAGTCAATACAAAGAAGTTTAGCAAATCTTCCCTAACAATACCAAGCTTAGTTTCAATAAATTTGTTCGCCTCATCAGTAGAAGTGAGATTACTTATCACCTCATCATTAATTAAAATTTGGCACACAGAAGATTTCCTTGGATAAGCAATTCTATTAATTTGCATAACCTCATTTAAGCCAATGTTCTCCAATGTAACCGACACATTTGCGTGTTTAGAATCATCATTAACCAATTCACCAATCTTAATTTTTCTTAATGGAGATCCTGTGACACCGAAGCCAATCCCTTCCAATAAGGCAGACTTACCAGATCCATTTGACTTCTCCTCTCCAGCATCCTTATTAACACCATATATCACTAAAACTTCGCCATCAACAAACTCAATTGTTGCTTGACCAAATGACATAAGACCATCTATTTCAAGTTTTCTAAAATTCCACATACTTTCCTGTTTATTTTATTAATACGTAAAAAAAAGGGGAATTATGTCTCCCCATCAATATTTATCACAAATAAGATGTTCCAAAGTCAGGATCAATCTCTTGACTTACACAAAATTTCTTATATTCTTTTCGAACAGTATCTTTGTCTAAGCTAACAAAAGCTCTATTTTTGTTTGCCTCAAGACCAACACTATCAGTATCTAACTTAAGCTTCTTTACACCAATATCTGAAAATTTCTGCTTCTTAATCTTCTTTAGTTCCGACTCATCCCCAGTCACAATAACTCTAATATTAGACCCTGTTTCAGAAATATGTTTTTTTGTAGAAGATAGCCATTTTCCATCAACATCAGAAATATCTACTGATATTGTCTCATATCTAGGAAAATCTGTTTGGTGAAATTCAATAGATCCATCATCATAAATTATTGTAAAGCCCTTATCGTTATCCTCACCATAATTGGCAGCATATGCACTTCCAATATAATATATGTCGGTACCCACACTATTTTCAACTTTATTAAAGTTATGGTAATGTCCAGAGGTAACAAGATCAAAGTCTCCAAACATATCGGATGGAACCTCCTTATTTATAGTCGCATTCTTATGAGAAAGACCTCCAGATATACCTATGTGTGTATGGAGAATAGTAAACTTTGTTTTACTCACCTTAATATTATTGAATCTCTCCTTATATGATCCAGTTTCTGGAAAGTATGATAGGAAACTAAACTCTATATCACCCACAACTTCTTGATAACTCTCCTCAACAATCCTAAAATTTTCATCATTGAAAATATTTGGGTATGCAAAAACAGATTCCAAGTTTGTTCGATCATGATTGCCTGTAATTCCAACTAACCCAATATTATTTTTCCCCAATATATTTTTAATCCACATTAGATGCTCCAATACCGATAGACTTTGAGCCTTTCTAGTTGTAACGAAGTCTCCTAAGTGGTGAATTACATCTATGTTGTGTTTTTTACATACATCTATGGCTTGAAGCCAAATACTTTCCTGCAAACCTATATTATTTATGTTTGCGTGTGTGTCCGTTAAACACAATCTTATTGCTTTTTTCATAACCTTAAATCTTTTAAGAATTTTTCAAAACACCCATTTTCTATAGCTCTCTCAGCTCCACCCCTTATATTTAATGCAATATTTTCATCTAAGTAATATCTCAATGAACACCTCTTTTTATTGGTTCTCAATGACTTTATGAATCCAAAATTACTTATCTTATATAGTCCCTAATATCCACTTATATTAACAAATACTTCTTCCATACCTTAAAATTAAAAAAGGGGAGAGTTTTTCAACACTCCCCTTAGTTAAATATATATTATTGTCTAGAACGTCTTGTTCTTCTAGATTTCTTAGGCTCATTCTCCTCAACATCCTCTTCGGCACCCTCAGTTTTACTATGTCTAGTACGATCAGATCTATTAGTCTTCTCATACTCACCTTCTTCCTCATCTTCTTCAAAAGCAGAGTCATCTTCAACTTTAGGTGATTCAGAAATCTCAGAAAGGTCTGAAGGATAGTGCAAGTCAGTTAATCCAGTCTCAAACTCAATTTTTTCCAAAGCATCTTCAACAGTATCCTTTCGATAAATCTTTATGTCCAAATCGGCTTCTATAATAAACTTTTTTAACTCATCTTTAGAGTGTTCACCAAGAGTCTTTTCGTCCTCCTCAGACTCATCATCATCATTATCGCTACTAATATTGCTTCCACCACTATCACCATCTCTTTGTGGGGCTTCTGGTAATTCAGCTCTCAACTCCTTAAACACATCCAAAAACTCATTAGAATTAACGATACCCAAATCATTTTTTTCATCATAAATTTCAAGACCAGATTTTATAGAGTCAATAATTCCTTGATGATAATTTACGTTTCCATGAAGAATTTCATAAATTGAGTCCTCCTCAAACCACCAATCTAATGATTCATCTGACACTGGAGTAACCTTTCTACCAAGTTGAACCGAATACTTTTCAGTATTTGTTTTTGTTGTATCATACTTAATTGTAAGAATATATCCTTCGTTTGGATCTGAAATAACGTCTGGTGCAGTTGAATCTTCTTCAATCTCAGCCAATGAAATTGCATCAAGCTTTTTCTTAACACCAAATGTGAATTCAATAAGTCCCCTATCCCCAGAACCAACCTCTTCAGCATAAGCCAGATACTTTCCTTGATGACCAATCCCCTTCTTAAAGTCAGTAAGAGAATTTAGTTTCTCAGCCTTATCCTTTGTTGTAAGACTCTTGTCAACTTGAATTATTTCAGTTGCCACTCTTACATACTCCTCAATCAAATCCTTCTTTTGACCTGCATGAACTTTTGCATTCATGTAAGATCTACTGGAAATCTTACCTTCATCATTCTTATAGGGTAGCCATGCAACATACTTTTTCTGAGCATACCTATCTTTTTCGTCAGAATTTGGGTGTGCAGGGAAAATCCTAATCTTATTTGTGCCCTCCTTAATCTTTAGATACTCCCTCTTTTTTGATGAAGATGCTATCTCATTGTTTTGTTCTTGAATAACCTCTAATGATGTTCCTTTAAGGGACTTTCTATCAAACCTTGATTTTACACTCATAATTTACCAATCTATTTTAATTAAATTTACTTTTGCTTCAATACTAATACGTAAAAAATTACGTAAACCTTTCACTAAACTTAAAAGATATTAATCTTTTTTTGTTGCCACCTTTCTTTTCTTTGGCGTAGAACTTTTCTTTGTGGAAGGTTTTGGTAAAGCAATCTCTATAGGAGCCTCAACCTCTTCTTCCACAACCGTTTTAGTCTCATCAACACCTTCTGGACAACACTCAGACTCATCAACACCTTCTGGACACTTTTCAACATCAACATCTTCCTTAATAACTTTTGAAGATTTTGCATTGTGTGCTTTTGCAGCCAATCTAGCAACATCTCTTTCAGTAGCTTTTCTGCTACTCTTACCACTATTTACAATAATTCCCATAAACCTACTTATTTTTAAAACACATTTAATTATTTATTATACACTTACTTTCTTAACCCCCTCTAACCTTTCCTTTATCCTAGCCCTAATTATTTTCCTATCCCTAT